CGCAAAGCGTTGGAGCCCTGGAAGGACCCGCGCCCGATGGCAGGACCGGGACGGCCTCCACTCTGCTTGACAACTGACAGGGGTGGCAAGGGGATCATCGTCCACCTCCGAGGAGGCGGTCAAAGTGGGACCAGAACAGCGGTTCGAACCGCTGATCTGCCACCGTGTTGCCGATCTCGTAGAAGGGCAGCTGCGGCTTGACACTGCGCTTGCGGTCCTCGATGAAGATGGCGCTGAGTCCTCGGGCGCGCGTGGCCGTCCCGCGTTGTCCGATCTGGTACGCCCGGCTCTTGTCGCTCACCTTGCGGCGCTGCGACCTGGTCAGGGCCTGGCCAGTCACTACCCGCTCGTAGATACCTGGGGGCAGTTTGCCGCGCCTGCGGCTGATCCACACATAGTCGCGCGCCTTGGTGTTGCGCCGGCGGGACCGCCCGGTGATGTTGGCATCGTAGCCGGCGGATCGCTCGGCCCGGCCGAGCACGCTGAGGATCTGTCGGATCTTGCTGGCCGGCACGTTTCCGTAGGCGTTCAGCTTGGCGCCCCGGCCCGGGTAGAACATGGTGTTGCCCAGGGCGCGCTCAAAGCCGCGGAAGGCCCGCTTGCCGCCCTCCACCTGGGGGACCAGGTAGTGGGCGCCCATGCGGTCCGGATCCTTGAACCACACCGATGCCTCGAGCACATGCCGCTGGGTCAGGCTCACCTTGAGCGAGTTGAGCGTGTACCTGGTAGGCCGGTCGAACACCTTGGGCATCTCGGCCCGCACTGCGGTGCGGATGTCGCGCACGGTCTGGTCAAGGGCCAGCTCGCAGGCCCGCTGCGCCTGCTTGGGCACCAGGGAGAGCATGGCCTGCACCCGGTCGATGCCCTTTGGCGTGGCGGTGATCATGCCGCCCCCAGGGGCAGGCGCGCGGCCCGCACGAAATACTCGCACTCCGGCAGGTCCAGCCCAAGGGCGCGCAGGTCGCGCACCATCTGCTCGATCTCCGGCCAGGTCATGGCCGGAGTGGCGGCAGCCGCCCCGCTTGCTCGCTGGGCTGCCGCCTGGCTGGCGGATGGAGTCGTCTGGGGTGATGGCGGGACGCGGTGCGAGGAAACCCCGTTGCCTGCAGCAGGGCCGCACAGGCGCAGGGATGGGTGGGCGTTCATGTTCATTCGGCAACCTCGATCGGTTCAGGTTCGATGGCCTCAGCCGCTTCGACCTCGGGTTCCTCGATCTCGGGCTCGACCGCTTCCGCCGCCTCGTGCACTGTGCTCGAGGTGCTCGGGCTGGCCGTAGTTGCCGCCGGGATGGCATTCACTGTTGGGCTCGCGCCCTCGGCAAAAGATTTTGTTGTGACCTGGTTGTTGATATGGGTCTTTGAGCTTTCAAAGGCGTTGTTATCCCCGGTCGTCTGCACCGTGGTCTTGTCGCCAGCCGCGTTGGCCAGGTGTTTTATCGCCTTGCCAGCCACTGCTGCGGGCACACCAACTATTGACACATCCTTGACCGCCCCCACCCCATCCTTGGCCACGTCCTTCCACGTGGTCGCCTTTTTCACCGCGTCCAAATTGACGGCCGTGGTGTCGGGAATGTTGGCGATGGCCTGTGCAGCGAACGCACTTTTCCACGCCTTCACTTCCCCACTGTCGGTGTCCGATGGCTTGACCGCCTCCTTGATGGCGTCGGCCTTTGCAGCCACCACCCCGGCCGACTGTTCCGCCACACCCCGCACCGCCCGGTAATAGTCCGTGTCCGGGTCGCCGACCGCCTGCTCTTCGACAGTGCTGGTCACCCGGCCTTCCCGGTCGTAGTTTGTGGTCACAGTGCCGGTCTTCACGACGCAGCCGACCAGGGGCACCACCGCCAACACCACCAGGGCTATCACCATCCGCCGGCTCATCGCCCCACCTCCGCCACCAGGGCCTGGGGGTGCGGATCGTCGAGGATGTCCAGGTGGTGGGCAGGGGCCGGATGGGCCGCCGGGGCCGAGGCCACCCGGTCCAGGGCGAGCAGGCTGAGCAGCACCAGCCCGCCGAGGATGATCACCGCGCACAACCCGGCGAGCGGGCCGCCGTGGTTGCCTGTCCTGGGGATGTACGGCCGATGGCCCGCAGGTGCCCGGTACTGGTTGCGCATGGTCAGATCCTCCTCTGGTTTTTCATGGTCAGTCAGACGGCACGCGCTCACGCAACAACCGGTATGCCCGGTTGCGCTGCGGCCAGATAGGTGCGGATCGAATTGATCGCGACTATCTTCCAGGCCCCTCCATCAGCCTCGAACAGCGCACACCTCGGCCCATCCTCGGCACCACCCTTTATGCGCAAAATGAACCTGCTGGCCGGCTGCCCGATGTCCATGAAGGTCCTGAACGGTCGCAGCTCGATCGGGTTGGGCAGGTCCACCACCTCCACCCTGGTCACACCGGCCTTGGCCGTCACCCGCTGCGTCATGCCATCATCCGCCACGTTGACCTCACGCCCGATGGTCAGGTTGCCGACAATCCGCATGACGCGCGCCGTGGTCTCGTCCTGGACAAACATGCTCTGCAGGTAGACCACAAACTCCTCCACAGGCATGTAATCGGCGAACTTGTGGAGCAGATCGTGCGCAGTCACGGTGATGTACGTCTCCCGCTGCCGCCACGGCTCGTTCAAGCCAGAGATCAGGCTTGCCTGTTTATAGTCCTCCACATGGAAGACAGCCCCAGGCCACAGCGACGCCTCGCTCGCCCGCACGAAATCCACCAGCCCGCTGAGCGTATGCGCGCCAACGGTCTTTGCCGTCGGCTGATACACCGGGTGCAGCGCCTTGGTCGTGTACTCCAGGCCGCCCACAACCACCTGCTCAACACCGCCCAACTCGACAAAGCTCTTGTCCATCATCTCCGCACCCTCCCGCAGGTTATTTGCCGCCGCCCATGGCGACCAGGTTGTTTTTCGGCGCCGGTTCCGGCTTCACATCGACGAACAGTTCGCCCTGGCGCGGGTCATGCTCCGATGCGACCGCCACCCCGTGCTCCATGCCCACAAACATGGTGGTCTCAAACGGCTGCGCCGCGGCCAGCTTGGAATCACAATGGACCTCGACAGCGCACAGGTTGCGCGCCTTCTTGTTGGGCTTCACCTTGACGCGCAGCGTGATCGATCGCACCGCATCCGCCTTGGTGTTCGGGTCGGAAACGTTCTCGATCAGTCGCTCAAGCTCTGCCTGGAACAACTCGACAGCCGCCCCGTGCCCCAAATTTTCCAGCGTTACATACTCACCCACGGCATCCTCCCTTTGTTGTGATTGCGGCGAAACGTTCAGACCCGCCTCGCTCCCTTGCGCGGCCGGCCAAGTCGCCGGGCCGGCTTGATCTTTGTTGATTCCACCCACGCCTCGACACTGCCCGCGTCAAGCAGCACAGCCTTGCCCGGCCGGTAGGCCACGATCTCTCCGCGCACCACCAGTCGCTGCAGCTTGGACCGCCCCACCCCGTACAGGGCCTGTGCCTCGGCATAGGTGAGGAAGCGGCCCGAGGCCTGCCGGGCACTCAACGGGTCAACTCCCGGTCGACACTGGCGGGCAGGGTCGGCAGAATGGCAATCAGGGAGGGCCTGGCCATGAACACCGGCAAACTCAGTGAGATGCACGACCGCACCAGCTCACTCGGGGTCAGATCGTTGGCAAACGCCAGCCGCGCCAGGTCGGCGGCCATGGCCTCGTCGATCATGCAGGTGAGCTTCTGGTCCTTTTTTGGCGCCATGTCTGCCTCCATATCCCCTCTGTTTCCCCTTGCAGATACCCCGCGACCCGGTACAATCCTGTCACGCCTGCCAGCGTCGGACCCGGACTGCCCGGGCCACGGGTGTTTTGTGTTTGATAAACCTGGCAACCGGTGCGCGCTCCGCCTTGACCGCGCACCGGCGCCAGACCCGGCAGCCACTGTTCGCCGGGTGTTCTTCTTTCTATTCGGGCCAAAGTTCGGCGATGGGCCGCTCGATGGCCTCAGCAATGGCCGACATCACCCTGGAGGACTTGGCGCGGCCGTGGATCACCTTGGACACGGCAACGTGAGTCACACCCAATTTTCTGGCTATGTCATTGACTTTGATGTTTTTTTCCGCCATGTGGCGGCGGATCATGTAACCATTCATACCTACCTTGTAACCTGTTGTTCGTTACATTGCAAGGGGAAACGTGAGAAAAGTTTCATCGTCGGAACAAGCAACCGCGCGCGCAATCGTTGAACGCATGCGCGAGGCTGCCAAAGTGAAGACCTTTGGCCAACTCGGGAAACTGCTTAATGGGATCAGCTCACAAGCCATTTCCAAGGCCATCGCTGCCGGCTCGATCCCCCAGCACTGGTATGATGTCATCGAGCTAAAAACCGGCGTCTGCCGGAACCAGATCTGCCACGGCCTACAGACAGTCACCGCGGCCCTGGATGGGCGCTACGACATCAAAGAAGAGGAAATGGCCGCAAAAAAGCGCCATCGTGGCGGCAGCGACCTTGTCCCCCTGGTCGCGGTGCCGCTGTTGGGAAGGGTTCCAGCCGGGATTCCCGAGCAACTAGAGGAACAGGTCGAGGACTACGTGGCCTTTCCTGGTGTCGCCGAGGGCACCTATGCCCTGCGCGCCCATGGCGAAAGCATGGTCCCGGCCATCCGCCACGATGATTTTGTCCTGTTCCGCATCGACCAGGACGCCCGACCTGGGCACGTGGTGGTGGTCAACAATGAATTTGGCGAGTCAATGCTGAAACGGCTCAGAGAAAAAGACGGCGAGCTCTGGCTGACCAGTGACAACCCGGAATACCCGGCGGTGCGACCGAACGCCCATTATCGCATCATGGGCGTGGTCGTGCGGGTAATCCGGGATATACCATTTTGAAAGGAGGGGCATGAAACCGTTTGCAAAAGTGCTGGCAGTAGCCGCGGCCGCCTGGACGATCTGCCTCACAGGCCACCAGGCTATTGCCCACCCTGGCGGGCTCAATAGCGAAGGCTGCCACACCAACCGAAAAACAGGCGAGCACCATTGCCACGGCGCCGGGAGGAAGTCGGCGCCTCCGAACACCCCGAACACCACACCCGAGACGCCGGCCATCAACTCGTTTATGAGCGGTGGCGGACAACCAGAGCGGCAGCCGCTGACCATCACAGTTCCGGACCGCGCAAGCACCAGCAGGCCGAAGCCAGTGCGGGTGGTCGGCGTGGTCGATGGTGACACCATCAAGGTTATCCTGGACGGCACCGAAGCCAACATCCGCCTGCACGGCATCGATGCGCCCGAGTCCGGGCAAGCCTACGGCCAGGCAGCAACCAAAGTCATGCGCGAAATCACCACCGGCCGACCGATCTCCATCAAGGTCCTTGACCGCGACCGGTACGGCAGGCCTGTTGCCTTGGTCTATGCGGACGGAGTGAGCGCGCAGGAGGTCATGCTCGAACTTGGCTATGCGTGGGTCTACACGAAATACTGCGCGCAATCCTACTGCAGCCAATGGGCGCAGCTGCAGGAGCGAGCCCGGCAGCAGAGGAAAGGACTCTGGAGAGACCAGTATCCGCAGCCGCCGTGGGAGTGGCGGCACGGCGGTGCGGCGACCAGGTCGGATGACCGGCCAGTGATGCAGGGGTTCATGCCGCGCGCAGTTGACAACAGCCCGTCCCAACCCAGCCAGGAGGAAGCGACCGGGGGCCGCTTCAGTGGCAACGTCAGCAGTTTCAAATTTCACTCTCCGGGCTGCAAACATTACAATTGCCGGAATTGCACCGCTGTTTTTGGATCGAGGGAACAGGCAGTGGCGGCAGGATACTCGCCGTGCGGGATCTGTAAGCCGTGAATTTTAAACAAAATTTACACACAACTTTACACCGAACGAACGCAACCAACCGCAACCATTCAATAAAAATCAGAATGGGGTTCAGGGGGCCGGAGGTTCAAATCCTCTCGTTCCGACCAGTAAAAACAGGGGGTTAGGTGGCCGGTTGGCCGCTTAACCCCTTTGTTTTTGGTATTGACCTGAAAACGGGGAAATGGCCGATTGGTATCGGCCGTTTCCGCTGTAACGTGTTGGAATTACTGATAGGAAATTTTCGCTTGCGTCAATATCACGTCGTTGGTACTCGTTGCTTGTCGTTGTTCGTGCGCACAGGTTTACACACGAATTTACACACGGAAATGCGCGGGAAATGCGCGCGCGCAATCGGGGAGACAATAATGGCGACGGTGCAGGAGTTGCAGCGCAAACACGGGGCGGTGTACCGGGCGGCGGTGTGCGTGGATCGGAGGCGGGTGACGGCCGTGTTCGACACCCGATCAGCCGCGCACCGCTGGGCCGAGGAGACCGAGGACCGCCTCCGGGCCGGGCTGCCGCTGGCGGGCGAGGCCGCGGCCGGGGATCTCGACTTCCGCACCGCGGTCGAGCGGTACACCCTGGCTGTTGCCGGTCGCAAAAAAGCGAACACCAGGCGCCTGGACCAGGAGATCGGCGGCCGGCTCATCCGCCACTTTGCCGGCCGCACCCTGGCCGGGATCAGCCGGGCCGACCTGGCCGCGTACCGGGACCATCGGCTGCAGTCGGTGGGGCCGTCGTCGGTGATCCAGGATCTGTCGTTCCTGCGCTGCCTGTACCGGTCCGCCCGGATCGAGTGGGCCCTCGATGTGGACGACCCGACCGTGGATCTGCGCCGACCGTCCGCGCCGCACCACCGGCTCAGCCTGCTCACGCCGGACCAGGTGGAGCGGCTGCTCGACTGGTGCTGCGTCAGCCGGCAGGAGCTGCTGCCCTGCTATGTGCTCCTGCAGCTGCACACAGCCATGCGGCCGAGCGAGGGCGCCGGGCTCAGGTGGAACCAGGTCCGCCAGGCCGAGGGCGTGCTCGATCTCACCGCCACTAAAACCGACCCGCGTCGCGTGCCGATGACGCCCACGGTGCGCCGCCTGCTCGCGGATCTGCGCAGCCGGCGACCTGCCGACAACCAGCACGTCTTTCTCCCGGACGACCGCTGGCGCGCCCTGCCCCACCGGTACTTCCGGCGGGCCTTTGCCACGGCCTGCCGCCAGGCCGGCATCGAGGGTTTTTCGTTGTACGGCCTGCGCCACTCTGCCGCCTCCTACCTGATCATGGCCGGGGTGGACATCCGCACCGTTGCCGAGATCATGGGCCACCGCAACATCAGCCAGACCATGCGCTACACCCACTTCCTCGACGCGCACCGACTGGCGGCCATCGCTGCTATCGACCGCCTCGGGCGGTGAGCACAAAAAAAGAGCACGCCGACAAAAATCGACGTGCTCCTGGCCACGGTCCTGCAGTTTCCGTCCGGCGGGCCACCCGGACCTCATGACGCCTCAGCAGGTTGGCTGCCGGCGATTCGATGGGCTCGCCGGTCAGGCCCGTGGGCCAGCTGGCCCGGACCATCACGAGGGTGGGCTCGGGATGGTGTGCAAATAATTTTCCCGCGAAGAACTACGGAGAATTCAATACATCATCACTTACAGGATCGTACCTTGCCCATGTCCCCGAAACAGATTTCGGGAACATCCAGAGGCGGTCATTGCCCCTCGATCTTTTTCCCGGCGTTGGGAACATGATCCACCGGGTCCGGATCCGGATAGGTGGAGGTGGTGAACTCCCGGCTGTACCCGCACGGGCAGAACGCATAATCGTAGTCCCAGCCACAGCCGTAGATCATGGCGCAGCGTTTGCCGCAGTCCGGGCAGGAGTGGGGCGGCAGCTCGGGCATGCTCACACCCGCGCGAACCAGCCGCGGTTGAGTTCGGCCAGCGGGTTGCTTTTATAGGCAATATACTGCTCGCCGTTCATGCAGTTGAGCAGGATTTTTTCGTTTTGCGCGCGGCTGCCGGGTTGGGTCTGCAGGTAGCGGCGTAGGGTGGTCAGGGTGCGCTGACCGAGGCGACCATCAACGGCCAGGTCCGGGTAGACCTGGCCGCGGCGGTTCTGCAGGTTGAGCGCCTCCTGCAGGAAGGTTACGGCCCGGTGCACGCCCAGGTTGACCCCGGCCTCGAGCAGCTCGGCGGCCACGGCCGGGCTTTCGGCTGCGACCTGGTCGCCGAGGAAGCGGTCCCAGAAGTGCTGCCGGTAGAGCTGCCGCACCGGCTGCTCGCACAGACTGTCACGGATTGCGGCCGAGATCCGGCCCGCGCGCCAGTCGTCCACGTGCGGCCAGATGGCGGCCGAGGGAAACCACACCCGGCTGATCCCCCAGTAGGTCTCACCGCCCGGGTCGTCGCTGCGATTGGACCACTGGGCGCGGCCCTCGTGCTCACTCATGGCGTCGAACGCGGCCTGGAAATGGTCGGTGCTCATTTACTGATATCCTGGAGGATGGTGAGGGTGCTGGTGATGGGCGTGCGCACGTGGCTGTCCGCGTCGGTCACCTGGATGTCGTAGTGGAATTCGCCCACGGTGGCCGTGTCGGCCGTGGTGGGGGTGAACGAGACCGCGCCGGTGGTCGGGTCGTCGCCGAGCACGCCGGCCACCTGGCAGACCTGGGCGGTGTCGTCCTCGGGCGCGGCCTCGGCGCTGACGGTGAGCACCACCGTGCAGCCGGTGAGATCGAGCGCGGCGCCGGTGGCCGGGTCGGTCAGGGTGAACGGGAGCGGGTAGCTGTCGCCGCGGCGGACAGTCAGGGCGTTGCGGTCGCGGGCCATGGGCGCCTCCTACTTCTTGGGCCGGGCCGGGGTGGGCGCCGGGGTGATGGTGGTTTTGGGTGGGCCGCCGTCGCGCTGACCGGTGACGATGACCATATCCACCACCACCGGCCGGGTGGTGACGACAATGCGCCGGTGCGGGGTGATGGTGGGCACGGTGGCGAGCAGGGCCAGGGCGAGCAGGAGTGGGCGTCTCATGGGCGGGGGCCTTTGATCAGGTAGTTCCAACTCTCGGCCGCCTCGGCGGGCGTGTTGAACGAATAGCTCATGGGATTGAGGGGACAGCGCTCGTGGATGCACTCGATCCGCCAGCGGTCCGGCGGGGTTGGCAGCAGGCTCGGCCGGGTGCGGCACCAGGGGCACACGTCCAGGCGGCCCTGGTACGGGTGCGGCTGGTCATCGGCAGCCATGGGCCGGGCAGTGGTGCGCACGGTGCCCCCTACGGTTGCCGGCGCGCGCCGAGGATGCTGGTCTGCCAGTCGCCTTCATAGAGCACGTCGAAATTACGGAAGCACACCCACTCATCCGCCAGGGTGTCCGGGCTGATGCCGGCATAGACCGTGTCGCGGGCCGCGATCAGCACCAGGTATTTGGCCACCAACTCGGAGCAGACCAGCCAGCGGCCGGTGCTGGCGTACTTGGCCAGCCAGGGCACCAGGTGCAGGGGCAGGCGCCAGAGCGGGTAGACGCGGCCCAGGTACTGGCGCTCGATCTGGTCAATGGCCAGGTCGCGGGTGCGCAGGCTGATGTCCGCCTGGTGCCGGTAGAGGCTGCGCGCGGGCCGGGCAACGAGCACCCGCTGGCCGGCGTAGGCGTCCAGGTGGCCGGCGCGCACGGTCCACTGGGACTCCAGGGTGTCGCCGCGGGCGCTGGTGATGATGCCGGCGTGGCCGTAGTCGGCGCGGTTGTCGCGGCTCAGCACCTTCTGCGCGGTGCGGATTGCCGCCGACACGACACCCATGTTGCCCTGGCAGACAAACACGTCCCCGCGCTGCAGGGTGAGTGGCTCAGTCGTCATGGTCGGTCTCCCGGCGGCCGTGGGCCACGTAGGTGGATTCGTGGCGGCGGTCGAGGCGCTTGAAAATCTTGCGGATGTCCTCCTCGATGCCGGCCAGCGCCTGGGTGTGCAGGGCCAGGGCCGTGGCCACGGTGGCGCGGTCGGCCGAGGCCTCGATCTTGGCGTCTTTCATGGCCGATTGGATCACCTGGCAGATCTCCCGGCGCAGATCGTCGAGGATCTCGCGGCGTTGCTGCGAGCAAAACCGGCCCATGTCCCGGTCCACGCTTTCCAGCTCGCCCACCCTTTCGGTGAGCAGCAGCTGCGCCTTGGCGAGGGCCTCCTGCGTGGCCACGATCTCCTTGGATCGGGTCGCCACGATCCAGGTACCGCTGGCCACGGCCACCACAGCCGAACCCACCCAGGCGAGCAGCTCGCGCCACCAGCCCAGATCCTCAGCGTTCGGCGGCGGGCTCAACCGGGCGCCTCCAGGCGGACACGATTTTTTCCAGCTTGCGGCCGGTGTAGATCAGCCCGCCGACATAGAGCAGCAGGTCCGAGTTGCCGCCCGCGGCCGCGTGCAGCTGGGCGACGATGGCCGCCACCTGGGCGCGCGCCTCGGTGATCGGCTGGCCGTCGGCCACCAGGTCGAACAGGCTGGTGCCGGTCCAGCGGTCGATCAGCCAGAGCACGGCGGCCAGGACCACGGCCCAGAGTTCGGTTGTTTGGTATTCGCGGCGTTGTTCCATGGGCACCTCTCTAGTTTGTGGTGCGCACGGCGCACCCTACGGGCAACGGACTGCGGTCAAACCTCATACCTGCGCACCTGCGGCGCCACGCCGGCCCGGGCAATGATCTGGCCGTCGAGCACGATCACCGGGGCGCCGGGCGCCCAGTCGTCGAGACTCTCAGCCAGGCTGGCGCGGCCGGACTGGTCGGCGACCAGGTAGAGGCCGGGGCGGATTCTGCGGGTGATGGTGGCTCGTGTTTTCATAGCTGTTGAGCTGGAAGCCGTTAAGCTGTTGAGATTGATTCTTCCGTGCCGACGGCCCGCTGACTGGAGGCTAAAAAGCTAAAGAGCTTCTCGCTCAACAGCCAGTATCGTCTCCCACGTCGGCGTGCCGTCGTCCCCGACCGCGAGCGCCACCTCCTGGCCGCGCAGCATCCCGCGCCAGGGTCCGTCGGCCGCCTCGCGCACCTCGACCAGGCTGCCGTGGTCGTGCAGGGTGGTGAACGGACAGGTCAGGGTGATGAGCTGCCGTCGGGTCGAGTGGGCGTCGATCAGGTTGCGGCCGCGCTCGCGCGCCACCCGCTCATCGGTGAGCAGCGGATCGACCAGGTCCTCGCCGCGCCTGGTGCCTGATCCGCGGGTGACAAGCACGCTCACCGCGGAGGTTGTGCCGCCGACAGCGGTCTCGGCCACAACCATGACCTCCTCGTCCTGCGGGTCGCGGATGGTCCACACCCGGGCGCGGGTGGTGTAGGAGACGCGCACCAGGCTGTCGCCGGTGGTGGCCGCGGTCAACTGGCCGTCCGCGGCCGCGGTGAGCGCGCCCAGCTCGTGCTCGAGCCAGTCCGTACCGGTCAGGGCCTGCACCGGGTAGCGGCAGCGGCCGACGCCGTCCACGATCTGCACGGTCTCGGTTTCGGTGCGCACCTGGTCGCCCACGAGCGAGAGCTGCACCCAGGGCCCGCCGCGATGGCTCAGGGCAAGGGTGCCGTCCCAGGGCACGGCCGCGGCGCGCACGGTTTTGGAGCCGTCGTCGTTGTCGATGGCCTCGAGCCGCAGGTCGCCACCATCGGCACCGGTCGCGGCCGCGCCGAGCAGGTAACTGTCATAGCCGCCTCGCCAGTCGTCGTCGTCCGTGGCACTGAGCACCTCGGCCGCCTCGCGCACCACCAGGTCAGGCGCGGCCGATGCCCAGGTGGGCACGGGCAGCGGGTACTCGGGCGCGACCACGATCCCCCCCTCCCAGGTGGAGGTGCAGACAGCGCCCGGTGCGGCGGCCAGCGCGCGCAGCAGTGCCAGAGGCGTCTGCCCGGCGGCCGGCAGCCCGTCCGCGGGCACGGTCCAGTCCAGGGTGGACCAGGTGAGCGGCACGGCCCCGGCCAGGGTGGCGGCCAGGGTGGCGGCCCGGCCGCTGAGCGTGGTGGTGGTCAGGGGCTCGGCGTATGGGGCATCGAGCCACACCGACGGGCTCTCCACACTCACCGTGTAGCGCCAGTCGCCGTGTTCGCGCACCCGGGTGCGGTCCGTGACCCGCAGGGCCACCGTGCGGCCGGCGAGCGTCAGGTGCACCTGGTCGCCGTGGGTGATCTGCGCCCACTCCACCGGGTCGCCCAGGTCGAGCGACCCGGTGATGGCGTGGGCGTCCCGGCTGGCGCGCAGACTCAGCCCGGCAATCGAGGCGAGCACCCGTCCGGCCACCGTGACTACGGGCAGACTGACCACCTGGTGCATGGCAGGCGCCGAGGCATCCAGGGCCACGAGCACGCAGCCGACCTCGACCGGAGTGAGCGGCGCGTGCTCGCGCTCGACCACGCAGCCCGCCTCGACCAGGGCCGCGGCCATGTTGAGCACCAGGTCCACGCCGCTGTCCAGCCTCTGCCACTCCTGGCGATGGACGGCAATTTCGCGATCCACCACCACGCCAGCCCGGCGGACCACGCTCAGGCTCGCCGTGATCGGCACGGACGAGCCGCGCACAACCAGGCTCACCGACTCAATGCCGTGCGGCCGCAGCACCTCGCATCCGGAATCCACCATGGCGGAGACGATCACCGCGCTCACCTGACACCCCGCCTCGGCCGCGGCGGACATGATGGCGGCCAGCACCGTGCACGCCTGCTCGACGGGCGCGACCGACGCCAGGCTGACCATGCATCCGATCTCAACCGGGACCAGGGAATCGCCCAGAACAAAGATTACCTGATCTCCAGCCGGGGGCGCGTACCCTCCGTCCAGTTGCATCCAGGCGCTATCACCAGCAGGCGGCACGTAGGGCATCAGGCTGCCTCCAGATCCCCCAGTGCGCGGGTGTGTTCACCGTGCGCCGGATCGCCGATGCCCACAGCGATAAACCGGTCGTTCGGACCGGCATTCACCGTCGCCGCATAATTGCCGGCCGCGTCGGTCATCGTCTGCGCCACAACGACCCAGTTGCCGTACTGATCGCGGCCCAGGATCAGCACAGTGCGGCCGGCGGCAGGCTGGCCGTCGTAGCCCGTCACCACCTGGGCCGTGCCGGTCGTGCCGATCACCCCACTGCTGGCACTGACCGCCGGGCCGGGAATTATTTTGCCGACAACAATAGGCACGTCACACCTCCAGGAACAGATACATGAAGGAACCGATCAGCAGCGCGCGGTAAGTCGCACCGGTGGCGTCGTCCGCGTACACGTTGCCCGCGGTGATCCCCGTAACTGAAACCATGTACAGATTGCGCAGGCAGCCGTAATACCCGATAGCCCCGGCCGACTGGGTCATGGGCACGGGAACGCACAGGTGGCAGTTGTTCATCAGATCTGGGTCAGCGTCGTTAGCGGTGGCAACGAGAGAGGATGCGGAAAGAGCCAGACCGGTGGAAACCACCGAGCCGTTCCGGCCGATCTGCGCAAACATGTTAACCAGGTTCCCCGTCCCGGAGGTCATGAGCACCACCGAATCACGGGCGATACGCGCGCCACTGGCGTAATTGTTGGCCAGAGTGGCGAGGGTCACGTTGGTGCCGTCTACGGCCGCTATAGCGGCGCGCTCGATCTTGGCCTGGTCGCGGACGAACACCCAAGCGCCAACCACCCACGACGCCGGCACGCTGTCCACAGGCACGACGACGTTGCTCCCGCTGGTCACCGCGGCCGTGGTGGTGGCGATGGTGGGGTCGTGCATGGTTCCGCTCGCCAGGCCGAAATATCGCGCCGACCAGGTCGTACCGCTGCCCACGAGGATGCAAAACCCGTCCAGATCGCCGTATATATACAGAGTGAAACTGGTTCCGCTGGTGAGCCCAGCCTTCTGATCGGCGTTGACGAACGGTATAACCCAGGCATCCGTGGCCGCGTTCCAGTACAGCCCGGCCCGGGTCTGGAGGATGGAGTTGGCCAGGGTGGAGTAGATGATCCGGTAGTAGAGCCCTTGCTTGCCATCCTCGCCGGCCGAGCTGACTACCACCCAGTCGCCGACGGTGGGTGTGTCCGCGTTCACCGCGAACGAGCTGTCGTGCAGGGTCCATCCCAGGCCGGAGGCCGAATAGTCGGCAATGCCGTTGCGCGAGGTAAGGAAATCCTTGACGTGGCGCCAGACCTGCGCCTCGGTAAGGCTGCCGATATTGACCAGGTTGCGATAGGCCATTATGCCCTCCAGTAGATTGCCTGCAGCTCGTCGACGGGACGGCCGCAGCAGGCTTCGACCGCGGCCGTGCGGTCGATGCCATTGTAGAACACGCGGACAGTCAGCGGATCGCCTTCTGCCGTCCGGCGATACCTGATGCCTGTCCAGGTATCGCCGGACTCCTGGTCCACGGTGGACCAGGAACCACCAATGGAATGAAAACCGCCCAAGGCTTGCGGCCAGACAATATCCTGATTGTCCACCGAAACCTCGGTAATGCGGCTACCCTCGAACACATCGAGCAGTGCCGGGCACGGGGGATTCCAGGTGGACGAGTGGTGCAGTCCGGAAAACTCCATGGGCGACATCTCCGACGGGATCCTGATCCGGGCACCTTCGAGCAGTGTCAACCAGCCGCCCGCGCTGCACCCGAGCACGACCACGCCATCGTGGTGCTCGTACTGGGTAAAGGAAAACGTGGTGCTGAACTGGTAGCCATAGCCATCCACGCCCAGCGGGTCCGGGACCCACTCGGCCACGGAGTCGCTCCGCCCCGAGAATTGCGAGGTCTCACCCGCCTCCTTGGTGCGCAGGCCGGTGTCGCTGCCATCCACGCACACCTTGTAGGCCATGGGGATGTCGATGGCCCGCTCGTCGGTGCGCCAGTAGGTGAAGGTGGTCCCCACGTGAATATTCTCCCAGGCGTAGGCGGTGTACGCCGATTGCTTGGAGATGCCGGTGGTCGGCGATTCTTCCACCGGGCCGATGTCGCCGCCGGCCAGGGCTAGGCCGCTGGCGCGCGCCCAGCCGTCCAGGTGGGCCAGCTGGACAATGGACCACGGCCGGGCGTACACGTCCCAGGTGCGCCGCTCGGTTTTTATCCTGTGGGCCGGCGACGGGTTGTCGCACGGGTGGCCGGTGTAATCGGTATCCACGCTCTCCATGGCCACGTTGCTCTCCCAATAGCCGCGGAAGGTGCCATCCCGGCAGGCATAGACCGCGTTGGGTGAGGGACCGGCGGCGCCGTAGGGCCGCGGCACCAGCTGCTCGCGGTACAGGGTCCAGGCGCCATCGTGCCAGGTGTACCAGCGGGCCACGGTCATTCGGTCGACGCCGGGCCGGCGGCTCTCGGCCAGGTAAAGGGAGCGCAGGTCAGAGGACAACGCCGCGCTCACCTGGAGGTCGTCCTGCATGGGGCTGTACACCAGATGCAGGGCCCCGGTATGGCCGGTGCGCTCGACCACCACGTGCCAACTGCCGGTGGTCGCCTGGAGCACCACCAGGCTCACCGCGCCGTCGTGGTGCGGGTAGCGACTGCACAGCAGGTGCGCCGGCGGGGCCGGCAGCCACACCTGCGGCGGGTCGATGCAACCGCGCAGGCGCCGTTCCCAGCGGATGGCGCGCACGGTGATGGTGGTGGTGGTAGTGGTCTCGGTGCCGTCGCCGTGGTCGATGGTCTGCACGTCGGTGGTGGTGCCGGTGGCCGTGTCAGGCGCCACCCGCTCCGTGGCCGTGGTGGTGGTGTCGCTGATCACCGAGGACGACACCGTGTAAATGCGCCTGGTGCGCACCGTGGTCGTGCGCTCGCGGCCCTCGCCGATGGCAATCGGCCCGCCGGCGCTGAGCAGGCTGACGCGCACGGTGTAGTCGCGGTGGCAGGAGCGGCGGGCCGCGATCAGCTTGGCCTGGACCACCTGTTTGGTGGTCGCCCGGTTGAGGGCTGGCGAGGGCAGGCCGGTGTCGATCACCTCGAGCAGGTCGGGCGCAGGCTCGCGCACCAGCTCGAGCAGGCAGCGGTCCACGTCGGGGCACTGGTCCGCCTGGTTGTCCCGCCGCAGCGGGATCACGACCCGGGCCGGGGTGGGCGGAACGTCAGCCATTGCTGCCGGTCCCCAGGGCAAAGGATTCGTTACCTGGGAGGCGGTCCTCCCGGCTGGACAGGTAGCCCGGCGCGCTCACCTCGATGGTGTGCGTGCCCTCGGGCCAGATGTAGCCCGGCGCCACCCACTCGCCCTGACTGACAATGAGCTGGCCATCCACGTAAATGGTGGCGTTCTGGATCGGCGCACCGGTGCAGTAGTCGAGCACTTCGAACCCGACCTGGTACCAGCGGGGCGCCTGGTCCTCGTCGTCATCGTCGTCGGAACCGCTGCCGCCGGTGGAGTAGCCGCCCGAGCAGGTGCCGAAGTTCTGCGGGGTGTCGATGTTGACCAGGTCGATCTGCTGGTTGCAAAAGAGCATGGCCGTGCTGGCGTACAGCTCGTCGATGATGTTTTCACCGTCGTCGAAGCGGGCCGCCTGGGCCGGGGTCATGGTGCGCGGACTCAGGGCCAGGGTGTGCTCATACAGGGACTCCACCACGGTGCACTCGAGCACGCCGTACACCGGCTGCGGCGCGGTGACCGTGCGGCCGCTCAGGGTCAGCACTGGGGCAGCGGCGAGCTTGTTGCCGGCCGCGTCCCACACGTCACCGTTCCAGGTGGCCGCGGTGATGGTGCCGAAATCAACCGATTTTTCCGTGCCCAACTCGAAGGCCAAAAACTCCTGCCTGGTCTCGGTGACGAGTACCGGCGCGCCGATGGCGCCGTAGCTGGCGCGCAGCACATAGGGCGTGGCCAGGTCGAGCAGGCGCACGCGCAGAGTGGCGACCAGGCCACCCGAGCCGTTGCAACTGCTCTTGTACTGCTCATAGAGCCAGATGATCTGCGACACCGACGGGTTAGTGTGGTTGTTCGCGGCCAGCCAGGCGGAGAAGTTGGCCGGCGATTTCTCGGGCCACTCCTTCTGCTCGAGGGCAAAGGGGCGGGACGATGCCGCGGCGTCGGCATTGGTGGTGAAGGTGAGGACTTGTACAGATTTCATCTGGTGGCTATTAGGCTATAGGCTGTTGGGCTGTAGGTTTAGATCAGCTGCGCGGATCGCCGGTAGCTGTGGCCTACAGCCGAAAGGCCTACAGCCTGTCTGTTGCTGGCCGCGCTACGCGCGATAGCCAGTGAAAACGACCGTAAACCGATTGTTATCAATCGCCGCAGCCCCGGCCGGAATGACCCAGTCCAGGTACGCGGCCGTGGCGGCCGGGTGCGTCTGGAAGACGATGGTGTTACCAGTGGCCCAGGTGCCGCTAAAGCCGGCCGAGCGCAGGGTGAAATAGGGCTTGCTCTTGGCCGTATTGGTCGGGGCGAAGTTGGTCCCGACCGTGCCCGAGCCGACACTGCCGACCGTGTCGCCGACCACGCCGAAGGTGGTGGCGTCGGTGAAGGTCAGCGTCCAGGTCTGCTCCACCGTGCCCAGGTTGTCCGGCAGCACCGGATAGGTGGTCTCGTCGTAGGTGCCCGCGCCGGTCTCCGCCCAGTTGCTCACCGTGGCGGTGACGTCGCCCGCCTCGATGACGCTGGCCACCCGAGCCGAGTTGGCCGTGGTGTAGCTGTTGGCCAGCGTGCCGGCGATGGTGATAGTCACCTGCGCGCCCACCACCACCGGCACCCCGGAAATGGTGTGGAACTCGCGGTTGCCGCTGGCCGAGCTGGTGGGGATGGTACGGTCGGTGACGCAGATGGTGTCGCCGTCGGTGTACATGCCCGCGATGGTGGCATCCTCCACGGTCACGATCAGGGTCGAGGCGCCAGCGTTGGCGTTGGCGCTGAGCAGGGCCGTGCCGTAGCGCTTGCTCACCGTGCCGTGGTCGGCCATGGTATCGCGCTGCGTGCCGACAAACATGGTGCACCAGTCGTCGCCCGGCGTGGGCGCATCGATGTAGAGCCGGCCCTGGTACAGGGTCAGGTCGTCGTCGTTGTCCACGCTCGGGAAGATCTTGCGCACCTGGCGGTCGCCGGCCACCCGATCCTCGGGCAGCACCAGCGAGAACAGGTTGTTGACCGCGCCGGAAACGATGGCGTCGTTCGACCTCCGGCCGCCGTTGGTGCTGGTGTCGGTGATGGTCAGGGATTTGTAGAGCACCAGCTCGGATGCGGTGATGGCCATGGGTCAGACCTCCAAAAGAGTCACGGAGCCGGTCAGCCAGTCGCTGCCGCTCGGGTTGGCGTAGGAAATGCTTGGCTCGAGCTCGATGGCCTGGACGAGCACATTGAACGCACCGCGATGGTGGATGAGCAGCACCGGCGCGGCCAGGGCGGCCAGGGCGCGCAGGGCCGCGGCCTGGTCGTAGGTCCAGTGGTGCTCACCGGCGAGCACCAGGGTGCGGCCACCAGGCGCGGGCGCGCTCTGCGTGATCGGCCGGCCGGCGATGGTTCGCCGCTGCGTCACCCGCACCGGGGCGACGTCGATGCCGTCCAGGGTCAGGTGGTCACTCAGGGTGATGGCGCCGATCGAGACAGGCATGTCAGGCGCTCCTCAGCCGGTCGGCCCGCTGGAACGCCTTGCGGATGGCGCGCACGTCCACCGGGGAGCCGCTCAACCGGCCGGCATAGCTGCCGCCCAGGGTGATGTCCAGGGCGTGGATCTCGGCCGGGGAGACCGGCCCGCCGGTGGCGAACCTCGGGATCTCTGGCAGGCGCAGGGAGTTGAGCGCGTGGAACAGGCCGGCGCCGAACTTCGAGACCGCCTCTTTCCTGACCACGAACTCACCCGCCTCGAGCAGGGCGGAAATCCGGTCCCCGCCGCCGTAGCCGGGCAGATGGCCGCCGGTGGCCATGCGCCGAATCAGCCCGCCGGTGGCTTTTTTCACTTTTTCCGTGACCCAGATGGTCACGTGGCGATCCTCGACCAGTCCGTCCAGGCGGCGGGAGACCGCCTCGATTTGGTCGGCCGCGCCGCGTTCCATGGCCTGCCAGTTCTTGTGCCATGCCTTTTCCGCCTCATCCATGGCCCCGGTCAGGTCAGCGAACCCGGATTCCCCCACCAGGTTGTCCATGGACTGTTTGGCGGCCTGCTCCTGCTGGCGGAGCAGCTCGATGCCCTGCTCGCCCGCCTGGCGCACGCCGTCCATGGCCGCCTTGAGCCCCTGCTGGGCGCTGATCACCACCTGCTCGCCGCTCTTGACCTCGGTGTTCAGGGCCTTGTAGGCGTTCTTGGCCTCATCGGCGTAGGAGATGGCCTCCTTGTACTTCTCCGTGGCTGTGATGGTGTCGCCGGCGGCCAGGGCGGCCTTGGCCTCCTCGCCGGCCCGACGACTGGCCTCCATGTACTCCTCGGCCTCGGCCTTGCGGTCCTGCCATGCCGAGGTGTCGCTCATGCCGGAGCGGGCCAGGTCGCGCAGCTCGGCGGCGAGCGATTGCTCCCGGCCGAGGATCTCGCCCTGCAGCCGGCGGACCTCGTTGGCATAGTCCCGATATTTTTTCTGCATGGCATCGAGCGCCTCGCCCGTGGCCTGCCGCATGGTGCTGGCGGTCTGCCGGCTGGCCGCGGCCTGTTCCCTGGAGCCTTGAACCCAGGTGGCGGTCAATTCATCGTAATGGATCTTCCCCTCCCTCTCCAGCCGGCTCAACTCGTTGATGGATGCCGAGGCGAGATCAAAACCGATGGCAGCCTCTTTTGATGCTTGTGAAAGTTTTTGCGAGTTTCTGATGAGTTCGTCCTGCTCCTCAGCAACCCCCTCCACCGACTGGCGCATGGTCAGCCACTCGCCCAGCTTGTAGGCGGCGAAAAAGGACGAGGCCGCGGCCACCAGCCCACCCAGGCCGGTACTCAGCCCGGTGAGGCTGGCGGTGGTGGCGATGCTGGCCGCCTGCACGGTGCGCAGGCCGGTCGTCACCGCGCCGAGGCCGGCCACCAGCTTGAGCAGGTTGGCCGCCAGCATGAGCGGCAGGCTCACGAGCAGCTTGAAGGCCCCGCCCCAGAGCACGAAAGCGGCGGTGAGTTTGGCCACCAGCGGCGCCAGAGGTCCCAGGGCCGTGCCCACCCGGGCCGCGGTGGCGATCAGGCCGAGCAGCACCTCGGCCACGTTGCCCACGGCCTTGACCAGGTTGGCCAGGGCGTCGGCGATCTGCTCGGTGGAAAAGGAATCCATGGTCCGGGCCAGGGCCGCATCGATCCCGGCCAGGGCATCCATGATCTTTTGATTAAAAGTGAATTTGCCCGTGTCCTTGTCCACGGTGACAATGGCATCCTTGAAGCGCAGCAGCAGGGCCGTGGTCCGGAAAAAGGCCTGCTCGCTCGCCTTGCCGAGCGCCATGCCCACGGCATCCTGGACGTTCGACCAGGCGCCCTGGAAGGTCATGGCCGCCTGCTCGCCGGCGGCGGCAAAGGCGCCGAGGCGCTTCTGCAACTCCTGGAACAGGGTGCCGGCGGATTTCCAGCCGGCGATGTCCTCGTTGGTGATCTGCAGGGCCTTGGCGATGCGGGCGTTGCGGTCAATGGTGCCGTCCAGGATGGCGCGCAGCTCCTGGCCCAACTGGTCCATGGGCAGGCTGAGCGCGGCCGCTGCCTGGGTCATCCCCTGGGTGAATTCGACGATCTGTTTCGGGTCGAAGTTCTCGCGCAGGGCCGGGCCAATGCCCTCCTGCAGGGCCACCAGCAGCTCCTGGTAGGTGGCCGTGGTCTCCAGGCCGGCGAGCTGCAGCCGCTGCTGGATGTCGGCCGCGACCTGGAAACTGGTGCCCATGTCCACGTTCTGGAAGGTGCGCACCAGGGCGGCAATGCCGATGCGGCTCTGCTCCACCGTGCTGTTGAAATTGGTGGCCGCGCCGGCGGCCTTGCCGAAGATGCCGGCCGCGCCCAATGATGCGCCCAACCCGACCAGGGTGGAGCGCAGGTCCGAGGCGCCACCATTGAGCGCGGCCAGTGCCCGGTCCGCCTGCACCCCTGCGCCCTGCAGGGTGGTCAGCCCCTTGGTTACGCGGGCCAAGGCCGCGTTGACGCCGGTGCTGACCGCGGAGAGGACGATTTCAATCTTTCGCTGGCTCATTGCCGCTCAGGTGGTTGCAGGCCTTGACAAAAAATCCGTAGCCATAGTCCCAGGTCAGGGCGCCGTGGCCGGCGGCAATGACGGCACAGAGAGCGTGATCGAGTCGCGCACGAGTCCGGTCACCTCGGCCGTCAGCTGGTCGATGATGCCCAGCCCGGCCAGGACGCCCAAAAAATCGGCGTTTACCTCCTTGAACACGTCCCACAGCTTGCGCAGCTCGCTCGGCGCCAGGTCGAGCAGCTGCTCGCGATCCAGATCCGGGCAGGCGTAGCCGAGGAACCGCTCGATCCGCTGCAGATCGGAGCCGGCCTCTGGTTCGGTGTTCACCAGATCCCATACCTGGCGCATGTTCAGCTCGAAGAGGGTGTATTCTTTGTCGTCGAGCTTGAGGGTTTTGCGTTGGCGCATGATGCCTCCGGTAAGACTTTTAGGCTGTAGGGGTTTAGGCTGTAGGTGAACACCAGCGGCGCTGCGCGCCGGAGAAACTGTAGCCTACAGCCGAATAGCCTACAGCCTGAACCCCTATCGTGTTACATGGGAATGCCGTCAATCCGCCCAGGACTCGAGGCCCCGGACAACGTCTCCAACGTCATGGCAAACTGGATGAGCTCACCGGTGGAGTCTTCCTCGGAAATGAAGTTGATCTCCTGGCTGGCGCTCATGACCACGCTGTCCAGTTCCATGGTGTAGTGCTGCTGGCGGAACTCGTCGTACAGGTGGGCGAGGATGGCCACGCGGATCTGCACGCTGCTGCCGATGTCCACCCGGTAGTTGGCCTGGGCCGCGTAGGTGTAGGTGATGAGCACGTCCGCGTCCACCGTGGCCCGGCCGGCAATGGGCGTGATCAGGCCGAGGGTGGTGTCCAGGGTGTAGTCCGTGCCGAGCACATAGGTAGTTCCGGCCGGGTCGCTGGTCACGGTCACCGCGCTGATGTTGCGCCGCGGGGTGCTGCCGCCGATCTGCGTCCATTCGCCGGCCGCGCCCAGAGTATGGGCCCCGGCCGTGACCGTGGCCCCGGCCGCGTCCAGTTCGCTGGCCGATCCGGACAGTGCCCAGGCCAGGTTGGCCGCGTTCCACTCGTGCAGGGTGAGCGATCCGGTGATGCCATCATCGCCGATCTTGGTGCGGGCCGCGATCACCTGCCCGGCCCGCTCGACCGTGCGCGATTTTTTCTTGATCTGGTCGGTCTGCACCTGGATGCTGAGCGGGTAGGCGTCGCCAACCTGGCGGAAGCCGGCGGTCTTGACGCCGCTCTCGTTGACCGGGGCCATGTACACGGTGCCGGTGCCGGCATAGGCTTTGTAACTCATGGGATACCTCGTGGGTTATGCCGGGTCGAAAATGACGGTGACCGGCAGGAAATACAGCACTTCCCCGGTCGATTCGACGCGGAGCGTTTCAACACTGGCGGCCTGCAGGCGGCGGGCCGGCACCCCGGCCAGGCGGGCATTGTGCAGGGCCGCCTTGGCCACGGCGACCAGCTCCAGGGTCTCCAGGTAGGCGGCCTCCGAGTCGTCGCCCGCGGCCGAGCTCACCTGGACCAGCAGGGCCGCTTCCTCCACCGACCGGCCCGCTGCCGGCTTTGAGGCGCGCAGCACCACGTTGGCCAGCGGGTAGGCGCCGGAGCCGGTGCCGCAGAGCACGGTCCCGAACCGGTGGGTGGCGGTGAGCAGGTCGCGCACCAGGGGCAGGAGCTGGTGATACATCAGGCCACCCGCTGCAGGCTGAGCACCACCCCACCCTGCCCGTCCGGGTCAATGGCCAGGAGGGTGTACACGTCCGCGCCAATGGTCAGCTCGTCGCCCTGGTTGCCGGCCTGCAGCCAGGCGGCGTCCACTTCGGCCTGGAGGGCCACGGCCGACGGGCCGGTGCGGGTGATGCGGTCCAGGCCCTCCACCGTGTACGCGGCGTTCACCTCCGGGTCGAGCAGCACCCGCAGGGTGGCCGGGCCGAGGTTGATCACGGCATCCACGCCGAAATCATCCAGGGCGGCGCGCAGGGGCTCGGTGGGGTCGATCATTTGTTGAGAATGACCTGGATGGTCGGGGTGTCCGCGATCTCGTGCGTGTAGGCGAGCCCGCAGGGGATGTTGGTGTTGGTCTTGTCCACGCTGTCACTGGTGGCGTCCCAGTACAGCTGGTCGCCCTGGGTGACCGCCACGGTGGCGTCCTTGGCGATGCGCCACACCTGGCGGATGGCCAGGGTGCCGGTGGCGCCGGCGGCGATGTCCGCGGTGGCGATGCCGATCATGGCGGCAAACTCGATCACCGTGCCGGCGGTGATGGTGGTGCCGCCCGCGTTGGTGTAGGGCATGGTCAGCCCTTCTGCTACATGTCCGATGGCCATGGTATTACCTCATGGGGAAACCGCGGGCCGACCGGTCAGGCCGGCCCGACGGATCACAGGTTCAGGATGACGTTGACCTCGGTGCCGGCCTGCAGCGCGCTGGCGTAGGCCTTGCCGCAGGGCACGTTGGTGTTGGTCTTGTCCACCTCGTCGTTGACCGCGTCCCAGTACAGCTGGTCTCCCTGGGTGATAGCCAGGGTGTTGTCCTTGGGCAGGGTCCACACCTCGGCGATGGCCAGCTCGCCGGTCTCGCCGTCGGCGATGGCGCCCAGGGTGATGCCGATCATGGCGCCGAAAACGATCACGGTGTCCTTTGCGATCAGGGAGCCGGTGGCGTTGGTGTAGGGCATGACGCTGCCCGTGGCGATATGTCCGATTGCCATGTGCTTGTCCTCTTTGGGGGGTAGGAATGATCCCGGACCGGTCAGTACCGGCCCGGGAGGGAATCAGTCAGTCAGGGTCAGGCGCCCTCGTTGTAGACCGCGCCCACGTAGTCGACCACGCCGGCGCCGAAGTCGTGGCGTACGAGGATGCCGATGTCGCCGCCGGTCTCGAAGATCGGCTGTTCGTCGATGAACGGCATCTCCTCGCCCATGAGCCAGGCCACTTCGACCACCGGGTACTGGTTCGGGCTGGCGAACAGGTACCAGGCATTGGTGTCGGTGATGAGCGGGTCGGCCACGGGTACCAGCCGGCCGGCCCAGGGGTTGTACACGCCGCTGGACATGGTGCCGGTGGGCAGGGCCGCGCTGCGCAGGATCACCTCGGCGGTGGTCTCCAGCTCTGGTCCGGTGAGCAGGAAGGCGGGCTGCACGTCCAGCTTCTCGCCGTTCACGCCGGTCTGGCGGCGCATCTTGGCCCTGGCGATGCCGAGGGCGTCGGCGCTGAGCGCGGCCGCGACCAGGGTGTTGTTGTGGGCCGCGCTGAACAGGTTCTGCGAGTCGCTCATGGCGCCGTTGGCCGTGATCAGCCCGTAGACCACCGAGTTCTCCCACCGCCTGGCCGCGTAGCCGAAGGCGCGGGCGATGCGGGCAAAGCCGCCCAGGTCGTCGTTGATGATCATCTCCCGGGTCAGGCGGATGATGCGGCCGCGGGTGGAGACCGCGTAGCTCTCTTTCGAGTCGCTGAACTCGGCGGTCTGGAACTCGCCGTTTTCACGCTTGACCGCCAGGTCGGGCGAACCGCTCAGCTTGATGGCGTACTTGGTTTTGAAGTCGCTGGCGTCACTGCGCGCCACCAGCGGCATCCAGGTTGCCGGGGCCTCGGTGTAGGCGGTGAGCAGGGTCTTGTTCACCAGGGCGCCGAGCAGGCTGGGGAAATCGCTGGTCGAGGCCGGGGTGAGCGCCCGGGTGATGAGCGCGCGCGGATCCAGGCCGCGCACCCGCTCGCCGGATTGCTCCAGGCTCTCGCGGACGATGTCCAACAGGCGCATTGAGCGGAAATCGCGGGCGCCGTCGGCCGCCTTCTCCACCTGGTGGCCGCAGCGCATGAGCATGCCGTCCAGGGCCGCGGCGCGGAACTTGTCGCGGCTCTCCAGGCCGAGCGCCACCGAGCCGGCGCCGCTGCCGAACGGCTGGCCCTGGGCCTTGAGGTGCTCCAGGGCGGCTTTGCGGGCCGCGTCCACGCTGGCGCCGCTGATCACCAGCGAGCGGATGGCCTGGGCATCCATGCCGGCCACGGCGCACACGTCTTCGATCTCGGCGGCGCGCATGCGGTCCGCGGCCAGGGCGCGCTCGATGGCGGCCGGGTCAATGGTCGGCGCGGCCGGTTGGACCGGGCCCGGTTCGGGTGCGGGCGCCTCGGCCCGCTCCGGGCCGACATAGCTCACGCCGCCAGCCTGCAGCTGCTTGTGATACTCCCACGCCTGGACCTCGGTTGCGTCGGCGCGGAGCCCGTTCTCTTCCAGAAAAGCTCGTAATTTGGGATGCATGTTCATCTCCGTTCAAGTAGGGCGCGGGCGCGCCGGTGGGTGCCTATCGGCCGCCGTGGCCGGGGCGCAGGCTGCGCACCTTGGCCAGGGCGTCCGCGCCGATGGGCGTTGCTGAAAACTCTTTCAAATGCCACTCGTGGCTGATCTTGACCGGACCGGTGAACAGCCGGCCGCGGATGGCGGCCTGCTCGCCCTCGGGGATCCACAGGGAGCGGGTGACCGCGTAGCCCACCGATCCGTCGGTCAGGTGCCCGTCCAGCACCTTCTGCCGGGTGCGCTGGCTGCGCTCGTCCGCGGCGAAGCGGACCACGGCCTCCACCGCCTGGTGGCCGTCCACTTCGGCGGCGGCAAAGTCGCTGACACTGCCGAGGATGTCGTCCACGGACCAGCGGCTGTGCGCGTCGAGCAGGGGCACCTGGCGGTTGTCCGGCAGCACCAGGCCGTCCATGAGCAGGATCTCGTCCACGAACTCGTACCGCTGCCAGTCGAACACCGTGGCCGGGGCCTCGGTGGTGAGCACCCACCGCAGGCCGCCGTCGTCATCCGGGGAGGAGGCGGACCGCGACGAAGCGGCGGCCAGGGTGGTGGTGCGGGCGCTGACGCCGGGGAGCAGTCCGGCGCGGCCCATGATGGCGGTGATCTCGGCGCGGATGGCGGCGGTCAGGTGTGGGGGCATTGCGTGGTCCTTGTCTTTTTTTTGAGCGGCGGCCGGCTGCAGTCCTACAGCCTAAACCCCTACAGCCTGAACATCCGGATCCGGCGCCGCAGGCGCAGCCAGTGCCGCCCGTTCCGCCCGCACCCGGTCCAGTTCGAGCAGGCGGCCTTCCTCGTCGATCAGCTCGGCCAGGTTCTCATCCCAGTCGATGCCCTGGGCCGCGGCCTCGCGGCGGTGCGTGCTGAGGGCGTTTCTGATCTTCAGCTCGCTCGCCTGGCCGTCCTTGTACGGATCCACCCAGGACCAGCCCGGGTTTTGCGGGCTGACCGCCTCGTGGTACGGGTAGGGATCGAAGCGGTATCCGGGCATGGCCGTGGGGTTGAGCCCGGCCAGCCAGGCGGATTCCACGAACCAGGCGGCCACCCGCTGGTTGACCTCTTCGTCCAGGAAGAACTGCAGGCCCTGGTAGCCGAGCCGCTCCTCCAGGCTGCCGCTGCGGGCGCTGGAGTAGCTGGCGTCGGTGTAGTCGTTGGCATAGGCCTCGTAGCTCATGCCCAGGCCCACACTCTGCGTGCGCCGGCTCTCGCGCACGAAATCCTGGTACTGCGGCCCGGGCCGGTTGTTCGAGGGGAAGACGATATCCGTGCCGTAGGGCAGCGACTGGATGCGGCCCGGGTCGATGTACTCGGGCACGTCGCCCCAGCCCGTGGGCCAGGCGGTCTGGCCGGGCTGCAGGCCGATGCCCGGGTGGCCGGTGTCCGGGTAGGCGGATTTGATGAACATGCCGAAGGCGGTCTCGAGCTTGGCCGCGACCATGGAGTAGTCGCGGAACTCTGCCAGATTGTATGCCTCGATGACCACCGCGGCCAGCCACGGCACGGCCATGGTCTGGCTGATGCGCACCTGGTCGTACACATCCAGGATCTCGCTGGCCGGGATGCGCACGCTGTCGCGGCTCGCCCTGCCGGCCTGGTAGTCGCCCGGATGGTCGCGGAACAGATGCAGGGCCGCCAGCCGGCCGCGGTCGTCGTACTCCTTGCCGGCCCGGGCGCGGTTGCCGTTGGCCAGGACACCGTCCACGGCGCGGTCCAGGTGATCGAGTTCGAGCAGCTCCAGGCGCAAGGGCGGCACCCCGGGCACGGTGTCGTCAAAGGTGCGGTGGAGAAAACAGCCGCCGTCCGGCCACAGCTGGGCCAGGATGAGCCGCTGCATTTTCCAGAAGGATTTTTTGCCGGTCACGTCTGCGTATCGCGCCCAGCGGCCGAACAGCTGTTCCCATGCCTGGTTGCCGGCAGTGTCGAGCCGGCCGGACCGGTCGCGGAACTGGAACTGCGGGCGGATGCCGAAGCGCACCGCGTTGTTGACGATGCGGGTGATGGCCCCGGCAATGGAGGGGTTGTTCTGGGCCTGGTCGCGGCAGCGGCCGATGATGTTGGCCACGGCCCGGCGGATGTCGAAATCGGCGGAGCGCGGCCGCGGCCGGTAGTTGGCGTTGGAGCCCCCGGTCAGGCCGGCGGCATAGGTGCGCGCCTGGTCCAGGGCCACCTGGCGGCGGGCCGGCAGGCCGGAGGGGGCGAGCAGCTCGACCATCAGCGCCGACCTCCGAACACGGCCTGGCTGTGGGAGAGCCGGCCGCCGCCGGCGGCGGTGTTGTCCGGGTGGGCGGCGATCTGCTGCTCCAGCTGGCGGATCATGGCCTGCACCTGGCCGAGGTTGGCGCGGGTGGCGCTGCGCTCGCCGGTGCCGGAGCTGGTGGCGTAGGATTGGCCGCTGTCGAGGATGCGGGCCTCGGCGGTGCGGTACAGGGACAACCGTTCGGTGAGTTCAGCGAGCGTGGGCATGGACTGAGCATGCCCGAGGCCGAGGGGAAAAAAAAGAAACCCCTTACCACGGGTGGTAAGGGGGATGGATTGGGAAAAGACTAGGCGGTTAGGCTGTAGGGGTTGAGGCGTTTAGGTAACTGCGGTTTGCGGGCCTGCGGCCCGGTTGGTGGTGCGTTGGGCGCACCCTGTTCGAGCTCATGGCCGCCGCCAGGTGGTGGCGCCGCTGGCGTCGGCGATCACCAATTCGGCCATGTGCACCCCGGAGAGCACCGCCGCGTACACCTGCTCCTGGGAAAACAGGCCTGAACGCAAACCGTCTCTGGCCGCCAACAGGGCCACCAGGGCAGCATTGGCCGTGGCCAGCCGTTTCGCACCCATGCGTTTGCTTGCCTTCTTCATAGCGCCACCTCCCGGGTATGGGCCAGGCGCACGCCGTGCACGGTCTCCCATCCGGTGCCGAAGGGCGCGGTCACGGAGTGGCGCCGTCCGATCCACTCAACCAGTCGCCGCCGTACCCCCTGCAGGTGGACCACTACCAGCCGTTGCCGGTCGCACCAGTCGGTGAAGGCCCGATACACGGAGGAGAACTGCACCGAATCGGTTTCACTCGGCTCGATTGCCTCGGCAAAGAACAAGGCGAACATCTCGATCACCTCATCGGTCTCGCCGATCCGTCGCACCGGCGGTTCTTCCTGGACCAGGTCGGTGACCGTCACCCCGGTCAACCGTTCGAGCAGGTCCAGCGCCGGCCGCTGCGGGTTGGTGAGGATCTTGGTCAGGTCCAGGGTGTAACGGATGTCCAGCCCAGAGGCGCTGCGCGGGCCGCGGTGATGGAAGATGTCCGTGCGGTTGGCGCCGGCCGGCGCCTCGACCACGTACCCGCCGGTGCGCCGGATCGACGGCAGCACCTCGGCCGTCACCCACTTGCGGAACGGCTTGGCCTGCGGCTTGTTCGAGCGGATGATCAGGGTATAGAGCCCGGACTCGGAGATGATAGCCATCTCCTGGGTACCGCCAGGGGTCTGCACTTTACGCAGACCCTTTTCATCGTCATCGAGGCGACGAATCTGTTCAGTGCCGAGATCGAGCACCGCACAAACGTCCTTGGCAACAAACCAAGGGTCGCCGTTGACGGTCAGGGCGCGGACGTCGTGATTTTCAAACTGATAAGGGAGGAGTGCGGACGGACTACTGGAGGTGGTGTTCATGGCGTGCTCCGTGGAAAGAGTGGACTTTCCACCATTCTGCGCTTCCAAACGCAAAAGGGCGGCGATGTACGGGTTGGAAGACCGGCCACGGACCGGCGGGCACGAGGCCCCCCGCACACCACCGCCCAAAGAGAGCAGTGCCATGCTATGGACGCAAAAAAACGCCAAACGGAGGGAGAGGCGGTGCGTCCGCCGTGAGTCGGGCTTCCAAACCCGGCCGCCGGTATCCCGGCGACGCTTCCACCGTAGTCCATGGCCGCCCTGTTGCGCAAGTTTTTTTCTCCTTCCGGGCGCGGCCCGGGAAATGTTCACCTACAGCCGAACAGCCTAAACCCCTCGGCAGCGCGGCAGCGCCGCAGCGCTACCGATCCTCCTCCACACTCTTGATCGTGGCCCGGGCCGCGCACAGCAGGCACCCGTCGGTGCGGCAGCGGTGGTAGCGGATGCGGGTGTTGCCGTCCCAGCCCATGGTCTTGTAGATCTTGGCCGGGCGGCCGCAGCCCGGGCACAGGGCGCCGGTGCGGGCACGGAAGTCCACCCCGGCCGCGGCCCGGGCAATGAGATCGGCCAGGTGGGCGGCGACTGCGTTCATGGTCCTCCTCGGCCGAACATGCGCCGGCCGCCGGTGTAGGGGTTGGCGCCGGTCGGACGGGCCGACGGTGCGGCCGCGCCCTCCTCGGGCCGCGGCCAGAAGCGCACGCCGAGCAGGTCGGCCAGGCAGAGCAGGTAGGTGCTCACGTCCCAGGCATGGTTGGCGCGGTTGGGCGGACACTGCCAGTCGCCCTTTTCGTCCAGGTACTCGGCGCACATCTGCCTGGCCCAGTCCTCGGTCGTCTCGGCCGGGTACATCCAGGCGCCCGGGTCGCCAGGGGCCACGTCCAGGCGCGGGCTGAGCAGGTCCTTGTAGTGGCCGGTGTTCACCCGCAGCACTTTCACCCCGCCCGGGATGGGCCGGCGCGTGCCCGGGTAACAGTCCACCGTGGTCCAGGCGTGCGGCTGGATCATGCGCCGGTTCTCGCCGCGCAGCGGGATCAGGCGCGGGTGATGGCGGCGGCACAGGTCGTAGATCTCGGCGGTGCGGTGCCCCTGGGAGTCGATCACCGCGGCCCGCAGCGGCACCGGCGTGCCGTCCGCGGTGCGGTATTCGTCCGCGAACAGCACCGCCTCGAGCGCGGCCACGGTGTCCACGAACCCGGCGCGCACACCCCAGGTGGATTGCTCCAGCCCGTGGCCGAAGGCGCGCAGCTCGTACCAGAAGCCGTTGTCCTGGGTGTCCACCGCGGCCAGCAGGCAGGCTGCTCCAGCGGGCACCAGGCCGCTGGGCCGGTCCTCGCGCAGGGCCAGCACCGCGTCCTCGCGCCGGTCGGCCCGCCAGGCAAACCACGGCTCGGCCTTGTGGGTGTTCTGGAAATTCTTGTGGGCGTTCAGGTCCACCAGCCCCTCGGGCGTGCGGCAGGCGAGGAACGCGGCCGCCACCCGGCTCAGCCCCACAAACGGGCTCAGCCAGCTGGGCACGTGGAAGGCGATGGACCGGGGGCGGTCCGCGTCCAGGGCCGCAGCCATGGGCCGGCCGGTGGCCTGGTCGATCCAGCGGCCGGACCGCACCGCCTGGTCGCGCAGGTGGTCCCGCCAGGCCGCATCGCAGCCGGCGCACTCGTACCAGGCCAGGTCCTCGGTCTCGATCCGGCGCGGGTCGCGCACCTCGGCCGGCCAGCGGATACCGCCAGGGGCGAGCTCGGGCGAGCCCTCCAGCCGCTCCCCGAACACCATCACCTGGCGGTGGCCGCACAGGGGGCAGGCCACCTCGTAGGCGAAGCGCATCTGCGCGGCCAGCAGGGCCTGCCAGATGTAGCCGCCCTCGGTGGAGGGGCTGCTGATCTTCCACACCTTGCGGTTCCACCGGTAGGTGGTGGTGCGGGCCTCGCCCAGGCGGATGGGGTCGGTCTCGCTGACGTTACTGCCCTTGTACTTGTCGGTCTCATCGAACACCAGGTAGCGAATGGGCTTGTTGGCCAGCCGCGCCACCGAGTTGGCCCAGGCCATGTAGATGGGCGCGCAGCTCAGGCGGATCTTGAGCGCGCCCACGTCGTCGGCCCGGCCGGTGAGCAGCCGGGACAGCCGGGCCGAGCTGGCGAACATCGGCCCGATGCGGTCCTGGCTGTTCTCGCGGGCGGTGATCTCGTCCGGGTAGACGTAGAGCACCGGCCCGGGAGAGACGTCCATGCGGTTGGCGATGCAGTTGTTCACCGCCTCGCTGCCGCCGGTCTGCGGCGCCTTGCACAGGGTGATCTCCTGCACCGCCGGGTGCATGGAGCCGTCCATGATGCCGGCCAGGTAGGGGGTGACCGAGTTGCGCCACGGCCCGGCCAGACTGGACAGGGTGACCACCCGGTGCCGCTCGCACCAGGCCGACACCGACAGCTCGCCCTGGCGGCGGCGGTAGCGGCTGCGCTCGGACCGGCAGAACACCGGCCGGCAGGCGCGGCCCAGCTCAGGCCGGTACCATGGCTGGCGGGTGAGCCAGCCGAGGCGCCCTTTGTGCGCCCGGGTTGGGATGGTGGCCGCGGCGCTCATATCAGCCGGCTCAACGCCGAGCAGGCCGCGCAGATCCGCTCCGCGGTCTCGCGCTGGCGCTGGCCGGTGGGCTTGTGCTCGTCCGGCACGGTGATGCAGTAGTCGAGGCCGCCATCGTCGCAGCGCACCGCGATCAGGTAGTAGTTCTCGCCGGCGATGGTCAGGCGGATGCGCTTTCCCGTGTCTTCGTTGGTCATGGGTTCAGGATGTTAGGCTGTAGGGGTTTAGGCTGTAGGGCTTATTTTTTGCGGACCTGCGGCCCGTCGCCGGCCCGCCGCCAACACCACCCGCGCGATCTCCACCCCCACCCGCGTGCACGGCCCGGCGCCGGCGTATACCAGTTTCCGCTTGTTCAACACCGCCAGCTCGGCCCGGCTGACACAGACCAGGTTGTCCGCGGCAAAGTTGCGCGCGTCCTGGTCCGCGAACAGCACCACGTGGCCCGGCGGCACGAACCGGTCGTGGTACTCTTCCCAGCGGACCGCGGCCAGGGACCGCCAGCGCTTCGGGTCCGCCACCTTCAGCTCGAGCCTGCCCTCGTTGTCCCGCAGGGTGCCCACGGGCAAGTGGTTGTGCGGCAGGTGGCCCGGATGAAACTGGCTCGGCGAGGTGCCGTTGACGCCGCGCCGGCCTGTGTTCCACGGCCGGTCCCCTGGCTTGAACCGGCTGTTCAGGCCATTGGCGATCCCGCGCCGCTTGCAGGCCGTCCACAGGTTTTTCTCGCGCACCGTGGTGCCGAACCGGCGGTTGAACAGCGGCGCCAACTCGGCCCAGGGTCGGCCGGGCACTGTAGCCCGCAGCCAGGCCACCTGCTCGGCCGTGTAGGTGTGTTGGACCTGCCCCAGGTAGCCGGCCATCACTCCGCCCCTGGGGAACAGGCGAGCATGGCCGGCATGGTGCCGGCGTGCACCCGCTCGGCGTTGGCCAGCTGGGCCCTGAGCACGAGCGAGGCATTGGCCACGATCTGCTCGGACACGCGGACAATGGCCGCGCTCCGCTCGATCTCGCTGGCCAGGTGCTCGCCCTGCAGGTCCTCGTCGTTGAGCCGTTCGAGCTGCTCGAACAGGTGGTTGTTCAGATCGGTCAGTTTGTTTTTCATGGATTCCTCCCTGTTTTTTTTGTTTTGCCATACCCCCGGCGCAGCCGGGACGCTTTCACCTATAGCCGAACAGCCTACAGCCTAAACCCCAGCCATGTTCCGGCCACACAGTGCCCCCAAACACGCCTCGGGCAGGGTCGCCCGGCCCGACCGATCCGGAACCAGGTGCACCTCCACCGGATCGTCGTCGCCATCGTCCATCGGCGGCACGACGTAGCCGGCGGCCACAGCCACGGCCGAGTTCAACGCGGGCGCGAGGCGCCGCCGGGCGATGCGCAGCAGCACCAGGTAGCCGATCAGGTCGAGCTCCGCGTCCTCGGTGTCGTCGGTCTGGCCACTGCGGATGCGGGAGAGCTTGTCGTCGATGCGCACCCGCAGCTGCTCCACCGCGTCCGCACGGGAGAACAGGCGCAGCGGCTGCAGGGCGCTATCCCCGTATTGCCGGTTTTTCGCCACCAGCAGGTCCGCAAGTGCGCCGCACTCGACGACGATCTCCCGGGCCGTCCGGTCGAGCAGCTCGTCCGCGCTCATCGGGACGCCTCCTTGATCAGGGCGAGGATCTGTGCCGGGCTCTCCTGCACCCAGGTGTTGCGGCCACTGGCCCACAGGTTGGTGCCGCCGTCCGGGTGCGCCTCAATGGTTGAGATCTCAGACATGTTTTTGTAGATCGGCCGCGGCTGATCGTCGCCGAGCTTGGACAACAGGGTGAGCTTGATGAAACAAGGCATGGTTGGCTCCTTTGGAGCAGCTTTTTAGCTAGAAGCTGTTTAGCTTTTTAGCTGTTATTCTGAGGGCCTGCGGCCCGGTAACTGGAGGTTCTATAGCTAAAAAGATTCCAGCTCAATAGCTAAAAAACCTCCCGCTCAACAGCTCAAAAAATCCAGGTCCGGCACTTCAAGTGCCCTGGAACACGGGGAAGGAGGGAGGCGCCGCGTCAGGTCGTCAACGGTCCTCCCCCCGGCCGCCGGCAGGAATGCCGGTGCCCGTCGCCGCCGGCCGGGGGTTTGTTGGTTACGGTCGCTCGACCTGCGGCCTGGACGTGGCCGGCTGGAAATGGCCGCAGCCGCCGCCCGGCTGCACCGCGTAGCCGATGCGGGCGCAGAGGATGCCGTTGCCGGCCTCCCGGGCCCTGGCCGATGCGCAGTACCGGCACCGCTGGAAGGCGCGCTCCACCTCGGACCGCGGGATCTCGGACGGCCGCCGGTAGCCGATGGCAAAGCGCTTCTGCTCGGCCAGGGTGCCGTACTGGTCGGATTTCATGGCGTCCTCCTGACAGCGCCCCGTTCAGGTGGCGGATCTGGCAGAGGCATCCACCATTCGACCACCTGGCCGATGTATACGCAGGGCTCGCAATTTAGAGAAAATTCGTACCACCCGGCCGGGGCATACTCCGCCCCACCGCCCCCCACATCGACAAAATCCTCGCTGCAATCCGGGTCGAGAAAATCCTCGGCCAGCACCTGGTGCTTGCCGATGTACTCGGCCACGCACCGCCAGCGGCGGTCAAACTCCGTGCGAACCGCGACCAGCACCAGCCGCCCGTGTTCAGGCAGCTCAATCTCGGGGTTCCGCCAGGTCATGGCCGCACCCCTTGGAACGACACCGCCACCTCGCCGCGCAGCACCCGCCGGCCGAAATCGGCGAGCAGGCTCTCATCGCCCCAGGTCGAGGTCGGCACGGTGGGCGCCGGCTCCGGTTCCCACAGCTCGCTGTCAGCCGAGGATTGGTCCGTCGCGGCTAGTTGTTCGCGCAGGTTGGCGATGATGGTGTCGCGCTGGGCCAGGTCGTCCTGGAGCAGGGTGGCGCGTTCTTCGGCCGCGTTGTACAGGCGATCCAAGGTTTTGATTACCGCCATGCGCCGGTGCGCCACATCAATCGTTTGCTCGTCCGACTCGCTCGCCTGCAGAGCCGTGCGGATGTCCGCCTCCACCTCGTCCGCGCGCAGATCGGCGGTCCGGGCCATCTCCTGGAACCGGGTCAGGGCCTGGGCCTGGCTGGCGATGGCTTCGAGCATGCGCTCGACCACGTCCTCATCCTCGCCCAGGTGGTCCAGGCCGAGTCGGTCGCGCAGCACGGCCAGGGCCTCCCGATACCAGATCAGCCGTGACTCGCTCTCCTGGGCGCGGTCGCGCAGCCGCTCCAACTCGGCGCCGGTGCGGGTGAGTTCGTCGCGCAGACGGGTGTCGTCCGCGTTCAGCTCGGCCGCCTGGTCGGCAACATTGGCCTCGGCCTGCACGGCCCGCTGTTCCCATTCGTCGCGGGCCTGCTCGGCGAGGATGAGTTTCGCTTCGCCGATGCCGATCAATTCGTTCAACTCAACCACTTTTGCTTTCAGTTCCGTGGCAGCCTCTATCCAGAAATTCTTTCGGTTGGTCAATCCGGCAATCTCCTGGATGGCCGCAGTGGCGACATAATCCCAGTCCTGCGCCTTCCCGAGGTCAAGATCCAAGTCACAGGCCATCAGCAGGTCGCCCTTCAGATCGGCGCACACCTGGCACTCACTGCTCGCTTCACGCAGAGCCATACTCCGCACCGCCTCCACCAGCTCGGCCGGGTCCTCGCCCTGGTAGTCCACCAGGCCGGCAATGTCCTGGAGCAGGTCCGCGGTTACCTGGATGGCCAGGCCGCCTCCGTCCGGCACCAGGGCCGCGAGCAGCTCCGGCCCCCTGCCCATGTCCCGAGCTGCCGTGGCCACCTTTTCCAGGTGGCTGTTGACGTTGCTGCGGATTTTCAGGCAGGTTGTGCACACCTGTCGGCCGAAACTCCCGGTCAATGCCCCTTTGTCCCCGCAATTCTCACACACGCCGATCTTCGATTGTTTTGCCATTGCCTCCTCCTTTGGTTTGATCATGGCGGCCATCTCGGCCGCGTCGATGAATTCCAGCCCCCGGGGCAGTATTTTCCCCCGGCACCAGGCGCAGACGTTGAGCCGCCTGGTCATGCGCATGAGCTGGGCCTGATTTTTGTCGATACACTCCCGCTCCAGGCTCTTCAGTTGTGTGGCCGCGCACAGCCGCTCCCACGAGGCCCGGGTTATGCGCGTGGGCAGGTTGCTGGTGGCCGGGCAGATGTGCAGGCGGATGCCGCCGGCATCGCGGATCTGCTGGGCATCGCTCACCCGGCCGGCGATGCCCAGCGGCGCGGTGGTGGCGCGCAGGTTCCATGGCAGGTCACGCATGGTCATCCTCCGGGTCGTCGTCCAGCCCCAGCACCTCGAACTCGAACGGGGCCGCGTAGCGGGCGAGCAGGTCCTCCTTGAACTGGGTCAGCCAGGATATGGCCTCGGGCACGCCGGACCCTGGCTGCCGCAGCAGAGCCACCAGTTCGCCGGCGCGGCTGTGAAACACGTGGTCCCATCCCGCGTCCAGGAGGGCGGCCCGGCCGACCTGCTCGCTCTCCACCTCGTCGCGGCGCACCCACTGGCCCTGCTGCACCTCCAGGCGGAACCGTTCGCGCTCGGCCTGGGCCTGCTTCAGCTCGATCTCGGCGCGCAGCTTGACCTCGGCCAGGTCGGTCTGCTCGCGCACCTCGGTGCGGCCGGTGGCCGCGCGCTTGAGGAACTGGCGGGCGTAGCGGGTGACCAGGCGGACGGTGAACTGTCCGTCCGTGTTGCGGCCCAGCTTGCCCTGGCTGACGTGGGCATACAGTTGGCTGCGGCTGATCCGGTAGCCGGCCGCCTGCAACCAGGCGAGCACCTCGGGCACCTGGGCGGTGGCGGTGAACGGCGGCGCCTGGTCCGCGCCCTGCACCGGGCCATCGCCGAGCAGCTCGGCGCGGATGGCGGCGAAGGCCTCCTCGGCGGCGCGCAGGTCGCGCAGCCGGGACGCGGTGGGCTCCTCGTTGTACAGCCTGGTGCAGGTCACCACCGCGTTATGGAACACGGTGTAGCGGGCGCGGTCGGCCGGGGCCAGGGTGGCCAGGGGATCCGTCGCCATCACACGAGCCCCCGGTAAAATTGCGCCAGGCCACGGTGGCCGTAGTCGCCCTCCGGCAGTAGGGCGAGCAGCCGGCCGAGCGGCTCTCCATATACCAGCCGCACCTGGGCGGTGCGCGCGGCCGCCTGCTCCGGGTCAGCGGCCCAGGCGGCGTAGCGCACGGACAGCTCGCCCTCGACCACGTGCAGCCAGCCCCGCTGGCGCTCCAGGTGGGTGAGCAACTCCCGCAGCAGGGCCGCAACGTCCTTCTGTTGTTCCTCTGCCCCCTCTCCCCCCGCCTCGACTGCGAGCAGGGTGGCTGCAGGTCCTGCGGACAACGGCGCAGCCTCCGCCTGCACGGGCGGCGCGACCGGCTCCGGCGCGGCGATCGGCGCCAGGTCGTCGGCCGGCGGCGCTATCCGTGGCGGCAGCCCGGCCTCGATCCACTCGCCCAGGTCGCCCACGGCCGCGTACTCGCCCGGGTCCTTACCCGCGGGCACGGGCCAGTAGCGGGCCTGGCGGTAGGTGTCCAGCCAGGCGCGCACCGCTTTCTGGCCGGCCGGGTTGTCGGTGGGATCCGCGTCCAGGGCAACCAGGATCACCGGCGCCGCGGCCACCAGGTCGCGCAGCTGCTCGGTGAGCCCGCCGGCCGCGGTCTGCACGCTCACCGCCAGGATCTCCGGGTGATGGGCGGCGCAGGCAATGGCGTCCAGCTCGGCCTCGACCACCACCACCCCGCGCACCGCGCCAGCGGGATGAATGGCCATGGGCGCGCGGCCGCTGCCCTCCACCTGGTAGTATTTGAGGTCCGGCAGCAGCCGCTCGCGGTCCTGATGCGGCCGGCGGATGCGCAGCCGGTGCAGGCTTCCGTCCTGCCAGGTGGGGATCACCAGCCCGGCCGGCACCCATAGTCGGTCTTTTCCAGCCCGCTCCGGCAGGCCGATGGCGGCCCGGTTCGGCCGCTGGTCGTGCTCGAGCCAGCCGAGGCCGGCCTGCCGGGCCGCGTCCGCGTCGATGCCGCGCGCTGCCAGCCAGGCCAGATCGGTCAGGCGCAGCTGCAGCGCGGCCGCGGCCTTGGCCTGCATGGCCGTGGCCCACTGCTGCCAGCGGTCCGCCGGCGGGGTGTTGTCGGTGGTGCGCACACTGGCCGCGGCCTCGGACCGGGGCGGGGTGAGCGCGCGCCGGCGGCGGACGTGACCGGCCGTGCCGTGGCAGGCCGCGTACTGCGGGCAGCTGGTGGCGCAGTCCTGGCCGGCCGCCTGGTGGGCGTCGCGGCAGCTCATCCCCTCGCGGTCACGCAGCCACTTGACAAGGTCGCCGCGCAGATCGCAGGCAAAGCACTTGTAGGCGCCGTTGGCCCAGAACACGAACCGGGAGGAGTCGTCCCCACCGCCACACTCAGGGCAGCGGCCGGCAAAGCGCTCGCCGCTCTTCTTCAGGCCGAGGCGGCCGGCGATCTCGGGAACCAGGGGGTGCATTATCGGGCCTCCTGCAGGTCATGTGCTTGTCCTGCCAAGTCATGGGGCAAGTCTTGCCGTGTATCTCTATGGAATACGGGTATAAGGTGGGTGTGCATGATCAGGCATGACATGATATGCGATGCGCGCGCACACAAGACGGAGTCGTGGCCGGCCGTGGTCAACGTGGTGCGCCTGTGCGCGCTGGCGCGGATGTGGTCATGGTTGGTCATGGTTTGGCCTGTTTGTGCGTGGTGGTGCGTATTTGCGCCGCATGACTTTGGGCATGACGTGGCAGGATCAGCATGACTTGCCACCTCCGCGGGCCACGAACTGCTCCACCTCGGTGGTGATCTCAAAGTTCAGGTGCAGGCCGTTGCACCAGTAGCGGCCGCCGGTCTTCTCCACCGAGTAGCCGCGGTTGCGCAGCTCGGCGGTGATGGTCTTGAGCGCCGGGATCCGCTTGAGGCGGTCGTCCCGGTTGACCGTCCACCACCAGCGGAAGGCGTCGTACACCTGGGAGGCGCTGATGCGCGTGCCGCCGATGTCGCTCTCCACCAGGCAGTCGCGGATGAACTCGCGGATGTAGTCCTCCTCGCGGGCCAGCTCGTCCACCCACTCGGACACGATGGTCGGCGGCGCGATGCCGTCGCGCTGCCACTCCAGGCAGCCCTCGACCAGCCAGCGGAGGATGCCCTGGCGGTACTGGCGCAGCCGCTCCTTGAGGCCGGGGTCCTTCTTGCGGAACTTGTCCGCCTGCAGCGGGTAGCGCTTGGCCTCGCCCTCGGGATCGTCCACGTACATGTTCGGGAAATCAACCCGCAGGAGGCGCTGGAGCATGGCAAAATCGCTTGTCAGCCCCTGGGGAATGTGGTTGGTATGCAAAAACAGGGTGTGGGTGGGCGCGAAACTGATCTCGCTTTTGAACAGGGGCCTGCAGGTGACCTTGTCCTCGCCGGTGAGCATCTTGACCGCGCCGGTGTCGATGCGCTGGCCGCGGTTGGTCTCGGCGCCGACCACGATGCGCCGGCCGAGCAGGGAGTACAGGTGTTCGCTGGCCGCGCTCGGCGAGGGCTCGTTGCGCTGCTCGATGAGCATGCCGCGCGAGAGTTCCCGGTAGTAGCTGCCCATCACCTCGGCGATCAGCCCGAACAGCACGCCCTTGCCGTTGCGGCCCGGACCCACGAACACCCAGATGTACTGCTCCAGGGCGTGGCCGGTGATGGCATAGCCGAACGACCTTTTGAGGAAGGCGGCCAGATCCTGACGGCCGCCGCAGATCTCGAGCACGAAATCGGCCCAGGGCGCGTAGTCGGCGCGCGGGTCGTAGTCCAGGTCAAGCGCCTTGCTGAGCAGATCCTCGGGCCGGCCGCGGGTGAGCGCGCCGGTCGACAGGTCGATCACCCCGTTCTGCACCGGCAGGAGCATGGGCTGCTGGTCGAGCTGGTGCTCGACCACCACCATGCGGTGGTCCACCACCGGCGCCCACTTGAGGCAGCGCTCCGCGCCGGTCACCCCGCGCAGCCGCTCCGCACCCTTCTCGAGCTTCTCCTTGAGCTTGAACCGCCAGGCGCCCTCCTGCTTGGGCTGGATGTCCAGGGCCTTGATTTCCCCGGCAACCTGGTCGGCCTGCTCCTGGTAGAGCAGGGCCACCTGTTCCGCCGCGCCAAAGGCCTCGCCGCACAGGTCCGGCTCCCACACGTTGCCGCGCCACACCAGCCACTCGCCCGAGCCGGCGAAGTGCACCTTCCACAGGAACCGGCCGGCGTTGACCGTGGCGTAGAGCACACCATCACCGCGCTCGTTGGTGTCGCGGCAGCTGCGGACGAAGGCCGGGTCGATCTCCGGCCGGTCCTCGGGCACGGACAGGGCCTCGGCCCGACGGTTGACCGCAGCGGCCAGATCGGCGGCGTGCTTGTCGGCCTGGTTCATGCCAGCACCCCGCCATGGACCGGCAGATAGCGCTCAGTCCGAAAATCCGGCATTTCAGGATTGTTCAACGGACGCGAACCCCGGGGCACGATAACC